GCTTTTGATAACCTTCCTCCTACTTTTGCAGACTTTATCTTGGCTCACGTAGCAGGTAAAATTGCAGAATCAGTAGAGAAGAATATCTGGCAAGGAGACGATGACGGAGCAACTGCTGCTACTGCATTGTTTGACGGATTTGAAACTCTTGTAACATCAAGCGGAATCAACATCGGTTCTACTACTGTAACTTCTTCTAACGTAATTGACTTCTTGGGAGGTATGGTTGATGCTATTCCTTCTGCCGTATACGGAAAAGAGGACTTAATGATTTACGTACCTAACAACGTATACCAAGCGTATGTAAGAGCATTAGGAGGATTTGCAACTAACGTAGGAGCAAATGGTGTAGACAACAAAGGAACTACTTTCTATCAAATGGAGCAACAACTTACTTTTGATGGTATTCCATTACAGAGATGTACTGGTATGTCTGGAAACAGAGCCTTTGCAGGACAAAAATCTAACTTATTCTTTGGTACAGGTTTATTATCAGACCACAACGAAGTTAAATTGTTAGATATGGCAGACCTTGATGGTTCTCAAAACGTAAGAGTAATCTCAAGATTTACTGCGGGAGTTCAAGTAGGAGTTGCATCTGATGTAATCCACAGAACTGCATCTGCATCTTAATAAATTAACTAACATATAAAGGGGTGGGGTAATTTCGCCCTATCCCTTTTTTTAATACTAAAAATATGGCTTGTACACTAACAGGAATAGACGGGAGAGCCTTACCTTGTAATAAAACGGTAGGGGGACTCAAGACGATTTATTTTGGTGCGTATAGCGAAAGTATGACTGCGGGGGACGGTTCAACTGCTCCTGCGGGTAGTTGGTATCAATACGACCTAAAAGGTGCTTCTTCTTTAGAAACGGCTATTAACGGGTCAAGAGAAAACAACTCTATCTTTTATACGCAAACCATCAACATACAATTACCTTTATTAGACGAGACTACACAAGACGAGATTAAAATCTTGGCTGCTACTAAACCTCACATCATTGTAGAAGATTACAACGGACAACAATGGTTAGCAGGATTAGAACACGGTTGTGATTTAACAGGCGGTAGTTTAGTTACGGGGGCTAATTTAGGAGACTTCTCTGGTTTTACTTTAACCTTTGAAGCACTAGAAAAAAACCCACCTGCATACGTTCAAACTGCGGTAACTGGAGCGGGTACACAAAATGAACCTGCTGTAACGGCATCGTAAATTTTAACACTTAAAGGAAGGGGTAGCAGAAATGTTACCCTTTTTTTTGCTTTAAACTACAAAATCCCAATTTTATTTCGTTATATAAGTATGAAGGTTTTAACCACGAGTACAAGCGCACAAGAAGTAAAGGTTATCCCTAGAAGTTATCCCTCTAGTATTACCGTAAAAGTAAGAAACGAATCTACTAACGATACAGATACTTACACAAGTGTAGCTACAACGACAAATAAAGGCTATTTAGTCTTCTCTAACGCATTTTCTCTTACAGAAGGTAGTTTTTATAATCTAACGCTTTTAGATGGCGCAGATGTGATTTATAAGGGTAAGATATTTTGTACGGATAGTTCAGACTACTCGGTTAATACAAATCAGTATGTACAAGAAACAAGTTATGACAACGATTACATCATATTATGAGTAGACAACACAAACCCACAAAATACACTAACGATTTACGGGTAGTTAATTTAGCTACTTATACTTCTCCAGAGATAGTAGAGAAAAGAAACCAAAACTTTGTAGAATACGGAGAGGACAACAACTACTACCAATATCTAATAGACCGATACAACGGAAGCCCTACTAACAACGCTATCATAAACGGTATTTCCGAAATGATATACGGACAAGGACTAGATGCTACCGATTCCAATAGAAGACCTAACGAATACGCACAGATGAAGTCTTTATTCTCTAAAGATTGTGTACGTAAGTTAGTGTATGACTTAAAACTTATGGGTGGTTGTGCTATGCAAGTTATCTATTCTAAAGACAGAAGTAAAATTACAAGCGTAGAACATTATCCTGTAGAAACCTTACGAGCGGAAAAGTGTAACGCTAAAGGAGATGTAGAAGCGTATTACTATCATCCTAATTGGGAGAAGTATCGTAAGGGAGACGAACTTAAAAGAATACCTGCTTTTGGTTATTCAAGAGAAGCGATTGAGATACTATTTGTAAAGCCATATAGAGCAGGGTTTTATTATTATAGTCCTGTAGATTATCAAGGGGGTATACAATACGCTCAACTAGAAGAAGAAGTATCTAACTACCATCTAAACAACATAACTAACGGACTTGCACCGTCTATGTTGATTAACTTCAATAACGGAGTCCCTAATGAGGAAGAAAGAAGCCTAATAGAGCAAAGAATCTACCAGAAGTTTTCGGGAAGTTCTAATGCGGGTAAGTTTATACTAGCCTTTAACGATTCGGCAGAGTCTAGTGCGACTATAGAACCCGTACAACTATCAGATGCCCATAATCAGTATCAATTCCTATCAGACGAAGCGATGCGTAAGATAATGGTAGCCCACAGGGTTGTATCTCCTATGTTATTAGGTATTAAAGACCAAAGCGGACTAGGAAACAACGCAGACGAACTAAAGACGGCTTCTACCCTAATGGATAACACCGTTATAAGACCGTTTCAGCGACTTTTACTAGATGCCTTTGACCAAGTACTAGCCTACAACGAGATAAGCCTTAATTTATACTTTAAAACGCTTCAGCCGTTAGAGTTTACAGAGTTAGACAATGCGATAACTAAAGAACAAGTAGAAGAAGAGACAGGACAAAAGCTATCAGAAGACCGACCGTTTTTAGATGACGAACTAGCAGAAGAGTTATGGAATCAAATTAAGGATTTAGGAGAGGACGAACCCGAAGGCTATGAGTTAATAGATGTGGAAGATGTAGGAGATGAACCAGAGGACTTTGATGCGGAATCTTATCTAAACGGACTAAAGTTAAGCGCAACTCAAGATAGCACACAAGACACCGATTTATGGAAGGTAAGATACAAGTACGTAAAAGGAACTCGTAAACAACCTAAAGGAGAGTCTAGGCTTTTTTGTAGAAATATGATTAGCGCAGATAAACTGTACCGAAAAGAGGACATAGGGTTTATGAGTGCTAAAGGGGTAAACAAGAAACACGGACACAAGGGTAGAAACTACTCTATTTTCAAATACAAGGGCGGGGTTAATTGTTACCACAGATGGGAAAGACGAGTATATAAAAAGAAACTTAAAAAAGACGGAGAGACATACGGAGGAAATGCGCTACAGGGTACAAACTTTAAGAATGTAAACCAAGCAATACGAGAAGGATGGAAAGCACCTAAAAACCCTAAAGAAGTAGCAATAGCACCTATAGATATGCCTAGAAACGGACACCACCCAAATTATTAGTATGGCAGTAGCATTATTTATAAAAAGAGAAGATTTAGTACGTAACTCTATAATAGACGGAAACGTAGACTTTGATAAGTTTATATTCTTTATCAAGGAAGCCCAAGAGATGCATATACACCAATATCTAGGAACGGACTTGTATAATAAGATAAGCGCAGATATAATAGCTAGTAGTTTAAGTGGAGACTATCTAACTTTGGTAAACTCTTATATACAACCTATGCTTATACACTATGCGATGGTGGAGTATTTGCCTTTTGCAGCTTTTCAGATCAAGAACGGGGGAATATTTAAACACCAAAGCGAGAACTCTGTAACGGCAACAAAAGAAGAAGTAGACTTTCTAGTACAAAACGAACGCAACAAAGCAGAACAATACACTAGAAGATTTATAGACTATATGACCTTTAACTTGGACAAGTTCCCAGAATACTTAACTAACACGAATGAAGACACGCACCCTAGTAAAGATGCAACGTACAACGGATGGGTGTTGACATTATTAACTTTATTAACTTTAACAATTTAACATAAACAATTAAAGCGTATGCAAACAGAAATTTGGAAGCCAATAAGTGGATACAATGGCTATTATGAAGTAAGTAATTTAGGTAGAGTAAGAAGTAAAACAAGAAAAATTGAACGAACAAGTCCTAATGATATTACAAAAAAAAGACCCTTTACTTATAAAGGAAAATTGGTTTCATTTTGGATTACAAAAAAAGGATATTGTAGATGTACTTTAAATCTTGATGGATTAAAAAAAAATCATTTAGTTCATCAATTAGTCGCAAAAACATTTATAGACAATAAAGAATGTAAACCAGAAGTAAATCATAAAAATGGCATTAAAACGGACAATAGACTAGAAAATTTAGAATGGGTTACAACCAAAGAAAATGTAAGACACGCAATTCAAATGGGTTTACGTTAACATATAAACCAAAACAAGAAAACGAAAAAAAACTGAATAAATGGCTTTTGGAAAAATATACGAGAAGAGTTGGTGGGGAAGCGGGAACGGAATACAAAATAACATAGGCTTTGGTAATGCCTACGACTACATTAGAGAGGTAGAGTTTTTAGAGAACCGAGCAGAAGAAGATGGCGGTACTACCGAAGGGTGGTTATGTACTTCTAATGTTTTAAAGAAATATGTACATAGCGAGTCTTCAAGGGTTCTTATGGATGCGTATATTGACAGGGTAGAAACGGCAGGAGGAACGGTAGAGGCAAAACTATGTGCTATTAACGAAATTAACGATTTATGAAACTGTACAAAGAAGCAAGTTTAATGATGTTACCTACCTCTGTAAAGGATGGTAAGTTATATAGCATATTCCCACAAGATGGTGATGGAGATTTTACTTTCTCTAGAGGTAGCAATTTAGCAGCTACAAGAATAAACGAGCAAGGTCTTATAGAAAAAGGTAGAGAGAATTTATTGTTGCAGTCTAATCAGTTTGATACTACTTGGACAACAACTGGTGCTTCTACACCAACAGGAGGACAAAGTGGGTACGATGGTAGTTCTGATGCTTGGCTTCTTGAAGCCACCTCCACAAGTGCAAGAGTAG